GGAAAAACCCGCGGCCAAACGACTTTTCCCCCCTTTCGGGCTGAGTCGTTGGCGTCTGTTCTGAAAACGTCTGCTCGAGGCTACGGTTTCGAGCATCAGCGGCTTCGCGCCGAGTTTGAGCCGGTTGTCAGGGCGGGCGGGCAGAAGTGTGTTCGGTGTGGCGGCCGGATCATGCCGTGGGAGCCGTGGGATCTCGGCCATGTCGACGGGGATCGAACGAGGTGGTCGGGGCCGGAGCATCGGTCGTGTAACCGTGCGACGGCGGGCCGGAAGTCGGTGTGGTTGCCGGCGGATGTGGAGGCGGAGCCGGAACGTGACGGGCTCGCCTGGAACGACAGGCGTTGGATGGTGCCGTGGTTGAAGGGGTTGCGTCGGCCGCCGAAGGACGCGATGTGGCCCCGGTTGATGACCGTCCCACATCACCGCGCCGTGGGGTCGTTGGGCCCGGAGTTCATCGCTTTCGCGGAGGAGCGCAGCGGGAAGCCGCTCAGATGGTGGCAGCGTCTGGCCGTCACGAGGATGCTCGAGGTGGACAAGGCGGGCGAGCTCGTCTGGGAGACGATTCTGCTGTCGATGCCACGGCAGCTCGGCAAGTCGTGGCTGCTCCGGGAGTTGTGTTTGTGGCGGATGCACCAGCACGACCGGTTCGGGGAGGCTCAGGATGTGCTGCACACCGGGAAGGATCTGGCGGTCTGCAAGGAGGTTCAGCGGCCGGCCCGGATCTGGGCGAAGGCCCGGTCGGAGTACCGGGTGCGGGAGGTGAACGGGCAGGAGGAGATCGAACTGCTCGAGGATGGTTCCCGGTGGATGTTGCGGGCGAAGGAGGCCGTCTACGGCTACTCGGTGAGTCTGGCTGCGGCGGATGAGGCGTGGAAGGTCAAGACGTCGAGCATCGAGGAGGGTTTGGAGCCGACGATGGTCGAACGCACCCAGCCGCAACTTTTGCTCGTCAGCACGGCGCACCGGCTGTCGACGACGCTGATGCTGAGCCGGCGGCAGCTCGCGTTGGAGCAGCTCGAGGATGGCGACTCGGATCTGTTGATGCTGGAGTGGTCGGCGCCGCGCGGCGCCGACCTGGATGACCGGGAGGCGTGGCGTCGTGCGTCGTCGCACTGGTCGGCGAGGCGGGAACGGACGATCGCGAAGCAGCTGGAGGCGGCCTTGTCGAACACGTTCGATGACCCGGAGGAGTCAGATCCGATCGCGTGGTTCAGGGCGCAGTGGCTGAACGAGTGGCCGCAGAAACCCGTTGAGACCGGGTCGACGGAGGATCTGTTGCCGCCCGGCATGTGGGCCGACCGGGCTTTCGCCGGTGTCACCTCGACAGGCCCGGTGTGGGTGGCGTTGGAGGACAACTGGGGGCATGGCGCCGCCGTCGCCGCTGTCGGCCGCACCGACGACGGGCGGCTCGAGTTGTACGGCGAGATGTTCACCGAATGGGATTCGGCCGTCGACTGGACGAGGCGTCTCGGCGAGCACCGCCCCATCCGCGATCTACAGGTGGGCGCGTCGATGATCGACCGGATGCCCGCGGACATGACGCCGAGGCCGAGGCCGGCGACACAAACCCAGACCCGGACGGGTCTGTCGCTGCTCCGCGATCTTGTGCTGAACGCGCAGGTTGTGCATGACGAGACCACCGCCGAGCTCGACGAGGCGTTCGCGAAAGCCCAGGTACGGGAGGCGCTGTCCGGGCTGCAGCTGGTGGTTTTCGATGAGGCGCACCTCGTGAAAGCCGCCGTGTGGGCGTTGGCGGCGGCGCACCGGCCGGCGCCGGTTCCGGCTGTCGCCTAGCCGGCGTACGAACACCAGTTCGCTTTTGCCGTAAACTCGCTGCTGGTGGGGTTTTTCACTCGTGCGATCCGGCCCCCCGACCCGGAGATCCCGAACGACAACGATCCCGCGTCGGTGCCGCCCGCCACCGTGGGCCCGCCCGCCTACACCCCGGGTGACCCGCACGGCGTCCAGGTGACCGGCACGTCGAGCTCGTGGTTCCCACCTTCGATCCGCCCGTCCGCATGGTCGGGGTGGCCTGCCGAGTGGAACACGCCGAACTGGAACGGGTCGTCGCTGTCGAACCTGACCGACACCGCCTGGATGTGTTTGGACCTGAACTCGTCGGTGATGTCGACGATGCCGCCGTACCTCGTCGGTGCCGCACCATCTCTGAATGCGGATTGGCTGATCAACCCCGACCCGACGATCTACACGTCCGTGGAGGAGTTCCTGAAGCAGCTGTTCTGGGACTACCAGGCCGTCGGCGAAGCGTTCGTCGTCGCCACGGCCAGGTATTCGACGGGCTGGCCGGCGAGGTTCCGGGTGTTGCCGCCGTGGACGGTCAACGTCGAGATGGACCAGGGCGAGCGCTACTACAGCGTCGGTGAGGTCGACAAGACCGCCGACATGCTGCACATCCGCTACCAGTCGACCACCGCCGACGCGCACGGCCACGGGCCGTTGGAGGCCGGGGCGGCCCGGCTCGTCGCGGCGCAGGTGTGGCAACGCTACGCCACCAGCCTCGCCTCGTCCGGCGGCGTGCCGCCGTCCGTGCTCGAGCACCCGGAGGAGCTCACCGCCGAACAGTCCGCCCTGTTGAAAGCGCAGTGGGTCGAGGCGAGGATCTCCTCGATCGGTGAGCCGGCCGTCTTGTCGGGCGGGCTGCAATGGAAGCCCACCCAGGTCAACCCGCGTGACATGGCACTGCTCGAGCTGTCCCAGTACACCGACTCCCGCATTGCGGCGCTGCTGGGGGTGCCGCCGTACATGCTCGCGTTGCAGCAGGGCGACCCGATGACCTACGCGAACGCGACCAGCCTGTTCGATTTCCACTGGCGCTCGAGCCTCCGTCCGAAGGCGCAGGCGGTGATGTCCGCGCTGTCCGGCTGGCTGCTGCCGCGTGGCACGAGGGTCGAGCTGAACCGGGACGAGTACGTCCAGCCGGGCCCGTACGAGAGGGCGCAAACCTACGCGATCCTGAACGCGATCGTCGACCCGGCCACCGGCCAGGCCGCCCTGACCGTCGACGAGATCCGCCGCGCCGAGCGGATCGATAACACCGCCCCGTCAGATCTAGCCGCAGGAGTGCTCAGATGACCGAAACCATCGCAGAACCCGTGATCGAGACCCGGTCGGGCGACGGGTTCCAGGTCGCCGACGTCGACTTCCCCAAAAGGGTCGTCACCGTCGTCGCGATGCCGTATGAGCGACCCACCGAGATCTTCGACGGCAGCCGCATGTTCACCGAGGTGGTGTCCAGGGGTGCGTTCGACGGCATCGAGAAACGCACCAGCCGCATCCGTGTCAACCGCGACCACTCTTGGGAGAAGCCCGTCGGCAAGGTCGTCGGACTGCACCCATCCCGCAAGGAAGGGCTCGTCGCGGAGGTTCGCGTGTCCAGGACCCCCGACGGTGACGCCACCCTGGAGCTGTGCGAGGACGACGTGCTGTCCGCCAGCGCCGGGTTCGGGCTGCTCAGGCGTGAGGACGGCACCGTCTGGGACGACGCCGAGGTGTGGGAACGCAACCGGTCGGTGCGCCGCCTCAACCGGCTCTGGTTGGATCATCTCGCGTTCGTCCCGAACCCCGCCTACCCCGACGCGGCCGTGCTCGACGTCAGGAACACCGCTGGCAGGCCACGGGAAGCCCCAGGAGGCGAACTGGCGTTCGTACCCACACCGAACAAGGACACCCTGCTGCTGGCCGCCCTGAAGGCTGAGAAAGCCTTGTTGGACGCCCGCTGGTCGACCGGCTAGACTCGTCGGCAAGATCGCAGGCTCCTCAGCCGGCAGAGACCAAACCGCAGGGCGGGTTGGCTGTAGCAGGGGTTAGGCGCTCGAACACAGGGATCCCGTAGCCCACCGTTCGCGCAACCCCGAAAGGAGCCCACAACATGGGTGCTACCGACCAGGTGATCGCCGGCAAGATGGCGGAGATCGAGGAACGCAAAACGTTCATCGACGGCGTGTTCGAGGCCGCCGCCGGCAAAGACCTCACCGACGACCAGGCCGCGCTCGTCAACGACACCAGCAAGCGGATCGAGTCTCTCAGCAAGCAGCTCGAGCCGCTGATCGAGATGCGGAAGATCGCCGGTGACAGCTCGGAACGCGTCAAGCAGCTCGCCGAGTACATGCAGCAGCAGCCCGGCCCGCCGAAGCAGGTCGAATACCGCTCCGCCGGCGAATACGCCCTGGACTACTGGCGTGCCGGCCTCGGCGTCGAAGAGTCGAGGACAAGGCTCGAGACGTTCAACCGGGCTGCCGCCCACCAGACGACCACCGACAACCCCGGCCTGCTCCCGGAGCAGATCCTGGGGCCGGTCGTCAACTTCGTCGACGACGCCCGCCCGCTGGTGTCCGCGTTCGGGCCTAGGCAGCTGCCGTCCGGGACATGGTCGCGGCCCCGGATCACGCAACACACCGCCATCCTCGCCCAGTCCGCAGAGAAGGCCGAGCTGACCAGCCAGAAGATGGTGATCGGGAAGCTCCCCGTCACCGCCGTCACCTACGGCGGGTATGTGAACGTTTCGAGGCAGGACATCGACTGGACGATGCCGCAGGTGATGGACATCGTCATCCAGGACCTCGCCTCGGTGTACGCGATGAAGACCGAGGACGTGTTCGGCGACGCCCTCGTCGCAGGTGCGACCGCCGCCACA